TCATTTAATTTCCTTAGGCGTAACTTCGCCAACTGTCATCAAGAAATCAATTTTTTCGTTAATATGCTCGAGCCTTTCCAGTAGTAGTTTATTCTGTTCTTCTATCCTGTCTAACTGCGTAAACGCACCAAGCCTACCAGTATGTGCCGCTTGTTCCATTCGATCCATTTGCACCTGTAGGTCTGAATTTCCGTGACCTTGATAATAATTATTTGTTGTCATCGTGGCTGCGGTATTTGTCGCTACGTTTGAGTGATTATATCGAGGGTTTTCAAATTTTGATTGCCCACCTAGATTAGGTTGCCAATCATCGCCGAATTTTAATCTATCAGCACTAACCTCAAGGGCAACAGCAAACAGATCTATATCTCGCATTGTTAGTTGCAGCTCGCCATTTTCGAGGTCTAATACATCTTTTTCGCTCACGCTTAGGGTTTTGGCTAAATCAGCAATAGACAATCCCTGTCTTTCCCTTTCGGCTTTAATTCGTTTAGCTACTGCTCGCATGGTTGGTTCCTCGGGTTTGGTTATTTTTTTAAAGTGATACAACGTCAATATGGATTGTTTTGATAAATCTGCCGACAAATTTTGCCGTTTGGCAAATCTCGTCTGTTATATCTTGCGGGTCGTAGTCCTTATTGTCTGAGTGCAATCTATACCCACCACCAACAAGCTTTTGTATACGCTTGATAAATAGCGCGTTATCTATCGAAAACGCATACACGCCGTCTCCGTTGTAGTAATTAATATTGGTATCCAAAAACACCCAATCGCCTTTACGGATTGTTGGCTCCATGCTGTCAGTTGGGACGTTCACAATTTTGATTCCGGCGGCCGACTTACGACCGATGATCTGCAATAACCCCTCATCCGACAAAAACAGACTTGATACTATCTCTGGATAGTCTGAGTTTTCAAACCCTGTCAATCCTGCCGCCACTCTTACGTCTAAATAATCTATGCGGTGTGTATGGCTTTCGGCTTGCTCCGGTTGCGCAATTAATCCTGTCCCGTGGTTAATTTGGTTTGCGGTTGTGATATTTACGCTTGATCCGCTAATTGTTTGATTACCAATGTTTGTACTTGCGTAATTACCCGACACAAGCTCATCAAACGTCATCTCAAGCGCTTCAGCAATCGACCTTAAATCGTCTGTGCCAATATCCCTAACACCCGCCTCATAGTTACCGATTCTTGACTGCCTCCATCCCAACCGATCAGCTAATTGTTGTTGACTCAACCGTAATTCACGGCGGCGGGATTTGATTTTTTCGATGATTTTGCTCATGTCAATCCTCCTTATCAAATTTACCACCGATTATATAACACGCATTGTGTTTATTTAAACAATAAAAACACTTGAATGTGTGTTTAAAATGTGTTTATAATTAACACTCAAGATGTGTTAAGTGTGTTAAAAAGGAAGAATATGAATAAATTACAAAAATACAGAAAAAAAACAAAACGAAGCCAAGCTGAATTTGCGAAAGAGCTTGGTTGGGGACAATCAAGAATCGGAAATTACGAAGCCAATGTGCGCGAACCAAATATCAGCGCGGCGCAAAAGATTGTTAGTAAATTAAATGAGTTAGGCGTTGATTGCTCGCTTGAAGAAGTATTCCCGTCCTAGTGACGGAAATAAAAAAGCCCCTGCGGGAACAGAGGCTAATTAGTTAATTAGTATTAACTCCCTTTATCAGTCGGAGGACTTCAAAAGATGACTAAATTATCACCTAAATTAAACGAAAATGCAAACGAAAGTTCGAGCAAAACTCAAAAGGCATTAATTCTCAAAGCCTTACAACAAGGCGACCGCTTAACTCATTTGTATGCGGAAAAACGTTTTAACTGCTTACGCCTTGGCGCAAGAATTTACGACCTAAAACAACAGGGTCACAAAATCGAAAGACGAATGATTGTAGTACCTAGCGGCAAATGCGTTGCTGAATACAGATTGGTGGCTTGATATGAAAAATATTACATACAAAGAGCTTACTTTATTGGGGGCGGATCATGAATAGTAGATTTATTCCAAACTCTTTCATTATTCCTAATTCCGTTGTTGATGAATTAATGGCTGACATGAGCGGTATTGAGCTTAAATGTTACTTATTTGTTGTTCGTAAAACTAAAGGATGGAATAAAGAATACGATGCAATCTCTTTAACTCAATTTGTTAAGTTCACTGGGGCTGGAAAAACTGCGGTGGTTGATGCGTTAAAAAATCTTGTTGAGTTAGGGCTTTTAGTTAAAAAAACAGGAGTAAGAAATACCTCAGTTTACGCAATCAACTCGTTCGGAAATCAGACTAGTTCGGAAAGTGAACTAGTTCAGAAAGCGAACAGCACTAGTTCGGAAAGTGAACTAGTGACTAGTTCAGAAAGTGAACATACAAAAAACAATAATATAAATACCACTACTAAAAATAAAAATAATAATACACGCACTGCAAAAACAAACGTAAAAGATCTGCTTGCTGAATATGGTGTTACCGGTCAGCTTGCCGATGAATTTATTGCCCATCGTAAATGCAAAAAAGCGCCAATCACTGAAAGAGTGATGACTTTAATCGCTAACAATGCTCGCATAGCTGGAATTGAAACCTCGTTTGCGATTGAAATTATCTTGGCAAGAGGCACTTGGGTTACGTTTGATGCAAGTTGGAATTGGCAATCAACTGCCTCTTCATTGCGCAATGAAAAAGCCAAAACAGGTAAATTTGATGCTCACAATGGTTTAAGAGATAGAGATCTTGGAAAAACAGAAGTTCCAAGTTGGGCTTTAGACGGTGAAGGCGAGGTGTAATCATGGATAAAAGAGAATTACAAGAAAAGCTAACCAGTCTTAAATCAGAGTATAAAAACGCAATCAACGGATTGCCAGTGGCCGAAAATCTACTGCCAAGCCAACAGGTTAAGGCGTATTGTCCGAAACACGGCGAATTTACTAAGTATGTAAGAAAAGTTGAATTTTTCAGTAAAACGTTTGAAACAAGATGCCCACACTGTATCAAAGAAGAAATTGAATTAGTTGAGCAGCAAATTAGAGATTTTGATAGCGAGGAAAGACAAGCAAAAATCAAAGAGCTAAAAGATAAATCAGGTATTCCACTAAGATTTGCCTCAGCTAACTTTGATAGCTATATCGAAACCGCTCAAAATTCCTTGGCCAAGAAGATTTGCCAACGCTATGCAGATAAATGGTTAGAGCGATTCAAATTAGGCGGTGGATTGGTATTTTGCGGTAAACCTGGAACAGGGAAAAATCATTTAGCTTGCGCCATTGCTAATAGCGTGATCGAAAATCATCAATCCGATGTGTATCTAACCACTGTAATGCGGATCATCCGAAAAGTTAAATCAACATGGGGTAAAGATTCCGATTTAACCGAGGAAGATGCAATTAAATTTTATTGCAGTAAGAGCTTATTAATCATTGATGAATTAGGCGTTCAGTTCGGTACAGAATCAGAAAAAATCATTTTGTTTGAAATCATCAATGAGCGATACGAGCAAATGCGGCCAACAATTCTAATTAGCAATCTGACTGAAGAAGAATTGGGCAAGTATATTGGCGACCGTATTATCGACCGAATGAAAGAGGGTCAAGGTGCAGTGATTAAATTTGATTGGGAGAGTTACAGAAAATGATGGAACAAAAATTTGATAAAGATACATGGCAAACGCCGAAATATTGCAGAAATTATTTAGAGATTCGTTTTGGTTGGTTTGATGTTGACGGAGCGGCAGATAGCAGAAATAAATTATTCCCAAAATGGATCGGAATCGGCCCAGCATGGGGAGACAATGACAATATCGCTTTAGATTTTCTTGGTGATGATGTGATCGGAAAGATAAATGATTTATCAGAATGTAATGGATATCCAACGCATATCTATGTAAACCCACCGTACTCTGATGTAACGCCGTTTTTAGTCCGAGCAAAAGAATTACGCGATGCTGGTCATTTAGTTGTCATGTTGCTCAATAACGATAAATCAACGAAGTGGTATCAAAAACATATTCACAATGTGGCGAATGAAGTGATTGATATTACAGGCGGTCGAATTGCATTTATTCATCCAGTAACAGGCAAAGAAATCAAAGGAAACTCAAAAGGGCAAATGGTCGTAGTGTTTGATCCAACTATGGAAGATTTTGTAATGCGGTCAGTTAGCCTTGATTTTATTAAAAAAGTCGGTGGACATGATGAAAATTCCAATGATTAAAAATGCTGGTGGGGTATTTTGCCCCGCCGATGAAATGTATTTAGACAAGCTAAAACGATTTGAGAATGGTGGGCTTTATGAAATGGAATTTAAAAAGACAAATAATCCAAAGTTGCATCGGAAATTGTTTGCTTTCTTTAAATTTTGTTTTGAACATTATTCTTCAGAAAACTCAGAGGTGGAGTGCGCAGACGAGGCTAAACAATTCAATCATTTTAGAAAGCGTTTAACCATATTAGCCGGTTTTTTTGATGAGTTTATAAACTTTGATACAGGAGAGATACACAAAGAGGCACAAAGCCTTAAATGGGATGAAATGGATGATATTGAACGTGGAGATTGCCTAAAAGCCGTAGTAAATGCAGCAATAAAACACGTTTTTAACAACACAACCGATGAAAATATTTTAAATCAATTATATGAGTTTTTTTGGTAGGCGAGAAATGAGTTCATTAAATTACATTCTTTTACTGTTGAGCTTTGCTGTTGCACCAGCCTCAGCGTTTGTCATTGCAGTTATTTTTCAAAATGACATCACGAGAGCATTTTTCCAATGGACATCTTGTGTTTGTGCAGTCGGCTCTTGGCTTTCGATAGTGATTGGATTTGGTTATTGGTTGGCTAAACATCTTGGATAAGAAACGGTGCTGGTTATGAATGACAAGGAAAAATTTGAGCGCACTAAACCAGTAGTGAATGTTGGAACAATAGGACGCGTTGGTCACGGCAAAAATATTATAGCGGCGGTAGTAGTATCAGTATTAGGGAATGCAGCTAAAGGAGATTTTGTAGCAACCATGCCGAAAGTATCTTATCCAACAGAACGATTTAACAAAAGAGCAGTGTATTCAAGAGGAAAATAAAATGGCTAATTTACGCAAGGAGGCGAAAGGGCGTGAATGTCAGGTAAGAATCCCAGGCATTTGCACAGGTGAAAACGAAACAGTGGTATTGGCGCACTATACAAGCTCTTGGCTTAGAGGCATGGGAAGTAAGCCGCATGATATTTTTGGAGCTTATTGTTGTGCAGCTTGCCATAACGCAATAGACGGTCGAGTTAGAACAAATTATTCAAGGGAAGAGTTAAGGCTGATGCACGCAGAAGGAGTATTTAGAACGATTGGCATTTTGTTGAGAGAGGGAAAAATATGTCTGACTGGTTAGAGATTGCATTACCTTACCCGCCATCTGTGAACCATTATTGGCGGCATACACGAAATGGACGGCACTATATCAGCGAGGCTGGTAGAAAATTCAAAACGGAGGCTTTGAGAATTTTAAAACAATTTGATCCATTTACAGGTTCAGTGGCGATTTGCCTTGATGTGTACTATCCCGATAACCGAAACCGTGATCCCGATAATATAAACAAAGGGCTTTTCGATAGTTTAGTCGCCTCAGGATTAATACAAGACGACAATAACAAAGTGATAAAAGACTTTAGCAGCAAAAATTGCGGAATCAAAAAAGGTGGAATGGTTGTAGTAAAAATTAAAGGGCTTGAAAATGAGTAAATCAATCGAATTGTTAGTTAAATTACATAATCCAAAATGCGTTAGTATTGAAACAGCCAGAAGAGGTGGTGTTGCATTGCTTTATAAAGAGCAAATTATTTGTGCTTTTGCTCAAGCTGAAAATAAATATATGCTTGGCTATCATTTACTTATGAGCAAATACCGCCAAGAAAAATCCTCAAGAGAATTTGTTGATAGTTATGTTGATGCGTGGTGTGAAGAGTTTGGCCATCCTAAACACGCCTCAGAGGCCTTAAAATATGTTATTGATATGGTATGTGATTTGCCGTTGCCTAGTCAGTTAAGACATATTAAAGCGTTAAGAAAACGCTATTTACGCTCACAATATGCGCATTTATCAGCTTTGGATAGAGCGAACAAGGTTGCGGAAGAAAATGGATTGCCGGCAAATAGCGTTGAGGCTCGTCAGTTGAGAATTAGAGAATTAAACGATTTGCGTAAATCCAACACTTGCCCTCGCTGCCGTGGCACAGGTGAAGTAGGTAGAGTGCAAAAACATAAATGCCCTGAATGTGATGGAACAGGTAAACTGAAAGCAACAATCTACCATTTAATGAAATCCATTGATTGCACTGAGGCTTATTTTAAACGCTATCTTTTAGCTTTAGTGGTGGATTTTGAGCACCATTGTTACGAGGAAATGAGTTGCGCCGAGAGTGTGATAAAACAATACTTGAAAAAGGAATTACAACAATAAAATAAAAGGGCAACTTATCAAAAATGTGAAGTAAATCACAGTTATCCTTAAAATCCCCCTCTATAATTAACTAAATTGGTAATACTGGAGGGGTATGAGTAAGGATTTAAAAGAGGCGTTACTTTTGGCTGGATTTATTGTTTTTATTTTTACGTTTGCATACGCAATAAATAAAAAGGACGAGGCAGAAAACAAAGAGAGCGCAATGCGAGAAATTGAGCTTTGCATGAATAAGCTACATAAGAGTTATAGGGAGTGCAAAGAGTTGGTTTATATGGCTGACTAATTATTATCTAAGGAAACACTATGAAAAAATTACTATTAATTGCTTTGACATTAACATCATCCGTTGCGATGGCGAGTTATACCACTTGCAATAACTTTGGAGATGCTCGAATTTGCCGTGATTCAAACGGATTTTCGAGTACAACACACAGAATTGGCGACACCTATATCACAAATGGCTCAGGCGGTTACAGAGCAACAACTCACCGCATAGGCGATGATATATATCGAGGCAGTGATAACAGGGGTAATTCCTGGAATATCTATGATGATTTAGATAATAAATACTGATAGATAAATGGTTGTAATATATAAGATTCATTGACTTTTAATAAGTTTTGCAGTATTATTCATAAAAATGACCGAGGTGTATTTATACATCTCGGTTTTTTATTGCCAGTTAATCAGGCTTACCTGATGATGCAAGACAACCCGATAATTGTGTGGTTAGGCTGGCATACCCCAACAGTGAGATAACTTCTGATGTTTGCTGTGGTACTAAACCGCTCAAGTTATCTCCATTCTAAGGGCGTAGTCTAATGGTAAGACAGCGGTCTCCAAAACCGTTAATTAAGGTTCGATTCCTTGCGCCTTTGCCATATCACAAGCTCACGTTAACGCGTGAGTTTTTTTATTGCCCCGCAAACAAACAGCGAGGTGGAGTATGAGAATGTTTAAAGACGCAGGGAATCAAACATATTTTTGGTCAGGCTTTTCCGGTGTTCTTGCTTGGCTCAGTGACCAAAATAATTTAATGATATTAAGTTTGGTGATCGGTATTGTTACCGCACTAGTTAATGCTTATTCAAAATGCTACGAAGGCAGAGCGGCAAGAAGAGCAGAAGAACGCGAAGAAGAATTGCATGCCTTAAAGGTTCAAGCTTTAAAAAGAGGGCTTAGAGATGAAGCTAGCAAAGACTAGATCTGGATTAGGGCTTGCAGGAAGTATATGCGGAGTATCAGCCATCATCCTAACAATGTACAGTGCTTATGGTGATGAGCTCATTCTTAGTCCTGCTGGGGCTGAAATCATTGGCAATGCTGAAGGGTGCAGACGTGATCCTTATAAATGTCCTGCTGATGTATTAACTGTTGGTATTGGATCGACTGAATACAGTGGCTTGCCAATAGATCCTAAGCATCGTTATACAGATTTAGAAATCGCGGAACGTTGGAAGAATGACATTCAAGTGGCTGAGAAATGTGTATTAACTTATGGAAATGGTCGAGCGTTGCCACAGTCTGTATTTGATTCTGCAGTATCTATCACTTTTAACGTTGGTTGTGGTGCAGTTCGAAAATCAACCTTATTTAAATACCTTAATTCAGGCAGGTATGAGTTAGCTTGTAATGAATATCCAAGATGGAATAAAGCTGGTGGAAAAGTTTTACCAGGCTTAGTTTCACGTAGAGAAAAAGAAAAGGCATTATGTTTATCTGATTTACATAAGTAAAGGTTAGCTGGTGCGGTTATGGGAGCTATTAAATCAGATGGCGAAAGCGTAAACAAAAGAGCCTAAACCGCACCGCTATTTATTATGGGGTTTAACATGATTGGTATCGGGCAATATATCAGTAGCGGATTCACAAAGATTTTATTGGTGTGCTCCGTTGTTTCTGCGTTTGTAATTCTTGCATTATGTGGATGGATTCATCATCAGTCAGCAACTATTGATGGGCTTAATGTAAAGATTAAAACACACCAAGAAACAATTGCTGCACAAAGTCAAACGATCACTCGATTAGAAGAGGATGCTGAGCAAAATAGACAGCTAACATTTGAGCTAAGTCGGGTGGAGTCAGATGTAAGGAGTAAATCAGATGCAGTTATCAAATCTATACCGAAACAAGTTAAAGCTAGCAGTGCTTTTAATACTAGTGCTCCTAGCAATGTTATTGAGTTCTTGCGCCAGTAAACCTGTTGTAGTGAGTTGTTCTCAATTACCTGCAGCGTTTACCGCTCATTTAGATAAGACGGTATTTGCTGGTGATACTTATGGTGATGTAACAAAGTACGCGGTAATCCTAAAACGCGAACGTGATATGTGCTTAAACCGCATCGACAAAATCCGTGAATGGCAAACTGAGAAATTAAGTAAATAGGGCTAATCAATGTTTTTTCCAAAATCAAAGAAGAAACTTCTTGAAGAGGGATTTACTCATCATTGCAAAGTATGGGGAATCCCTTGTTATGTTGGTGGGTTAGATGAAGAAGATCCTCTTATCGAAACCGCCAACTTTATCCCTAGTTGGGTATTAGACTTAGCTGATGCAATTTGCTTTACCATGCTAGATTATCAAAATAGAGATAATCCGCATTATCTGAAAGGTTGGTCTATCTATGTAGGCGACCCGCTTTAATTAAACCAATACGCCCGCTTAATTGCGGGCTTTTTTATATATCGTTTATGGCAAGAAATAATTGGAACGCACTTCAAATAGAATATATCAAGTCTTATGCAAAGACTGGTGTATCAGTATCAGAATGGTGCAGAAAGAAAGGGTTAAATTTTGCCAGTGCTAAACGTTATATCAAAAAGCCTGAAACAGCATTCGCACAGTTAGATGAAATCCAAAAGGGTGACAATCGAGAAGTAAAAGCAATTAAGAAAGCCGTTAAAAACAATGCGAATAAAACTTTAGAATCAGAAGTTATTGAATCTAAAGAAGATTTAGAGGAAAGCTGCGAAATTAATTGCGAAATTGCGAATGAAACTGCGAAAGTCGCACAAGAAAACTGCGAAACTGCGAAAAGAATGGCAATAAGAGCGAAACAGTCAGCAAAAATGATAAAGCATGGCGGTTACGCTCGTTACTTTAAAGATAAATCAGCCTTTGATGTTGTAGTTGATTTTAGCCTCAAAGACGAGATTGATTTAATGCGCCAACGTGCCATCGCATCAATCGAGAATCTTGAGAAGTTCACTGATGACTTAAAGCACTGCACAACAGCAGACGACAAAGAAGTTACCTATAAGCTAATTAATGCCGCTCAGAACGCATTAGATAGAGCGGTTGCACGAATTGAGAGTTTAAGCCGCACAAATAACGATATTGATTTAGTGCTTGAAACAATCGAATTGAGAAAGGCTCAGACGAAAGAAACCTTGCTTAAAGCTGACAAGCTCGCACAAGAGTTAGGCGCAAGAGCAGCAAGCAAGCATAAAGTGGAATACACAATGGATTTTACAGGCGGCGATAATGAAGATTAATTATATCGCCTCGCCAACCTTTCGCCGAGTACATAAATCAAACGCATTAGTAAAGGCAATTCGTGGTCCGATTGGTAGTGGTAAATCAGTTGGGTGCGTGATGGAAATGTTCCGTATTTGCTTAAACCAAGAGCCTAATTCTGATGGTGTTCGCCGTACTCGTTGGGCTTGTGTGCGTAATACTTACCCTGAGTTAAAGGGTACAGTGATCAAAACATTCCAAGACTGGATTCCTGATAGCATTTGCCCGATTAAATATGACAGTCCGATCTCAGGACTGATGAAAATCAATCATCCTGATGGCAAAACAACGGTTGAGGCTGAATTTATGTTTCTATCCATGGATAAGCCAAAAGACGTCAAGAAACTAATGTCACTTGAGCTTACAGGGATTTGGATAAATGAGGCTCAATTCTTGCCAGTGATGCTTGTTACTGAGGCGGTTACTCGTACAGGGCGTTACCCGAAAAAGAGCGTATTAGAGGGATTTGATGGCGCAACCTGGAACGGCATGATTATGGACACAAACTCGCCTGATGACGATCACTGGTGGCATGAATTTGAAACCGCTATTGATGAAGAAACAGGAGAAAGTCTAACGCCTAAAGGATGGGAGTTCTTCACTCAACCTGGCGCATTAATTGACATTACAGGCATTCCATATAGCTCTTTATCTGATGAAGTCAAAGCTAATATTGAGGCTGGCTTATACGTTGAATATAAAGGGCATAAATTCGTGGCTAATCCACTTGCTGAGAACGTTGAAAACCATAAGAAAGGTTATGGGTACTGGTTCGGTAACTTGCAAGGTCAAACGCTCAACTGGATTAAATCTCGCATCTGTAATGAGTTCGCAACAGTACAAACAGGTAAACCAGTTTATATGGATCACTTCAATAAAGAATTACACGTATCAAAAGATAAATTATTGCCGGTTAAAGGATGGCCAACATTTATCGGTCTTGACTTTGGTCTAACTCCAGCCGCAATTATCGGTCAGGTTGCGCCAATCGGTCAGTTACGCATCACTGATGAAGTTGTTGCAACTGGTATGGGTATTGAACGATTTATCCGTGATCAGCTTTCAATTCTACTTAAATCAAAATACAACGGTTGTGAAATTGAAGTGATAGGCGACCCGGCTGGTGTGCAACGTGCGCAAACCAACGAAAAAACGTGCTTTCAAATTCTATTGGAAAACGGCTTTAATGCTCGCCCAGCAGATTCAAACAATACAACAGCTCGCCTTGAGGCGGTTCGTTGGTGGTTATCTCGCTTAGTGGGTAAAGGACAGCCGGCAATGCTTATTAGTCCACACTGTAAAACACTTATCAAAGGTTATGAAACAGGTTATTCATACCGCCTATTAAATATCAGTGGGGAAGATAAATACACAGAAACGCCGGATAAAAACCGTTATTCGCATCCACACGATGCAAACCAATATTTATGTTTAGGCGCTATGCCTGATTTATTCAAACAACAGATCATCAACATCAAACCACATCAAGCAATCAGTTCATTGACAGGGTACTAAACAATGGCAGAAGAACAATCCGCATTATTAGAGGCGATCACGAATTTCGGATCAGAGCTAAAAACAAAATTATTAGAGCAAATTAAACAACGCCAACCAGTTGTAGAACGTTGGGTAAAAGATATGTATCAATATCGCAACCAATACTCAACCTCAACAACCACAGGCAAATCTAAAGTGTTTGTTGGCTATACTCGTGCGAAAACTGATGCTTGGACGGCTCAAATGACAGATATGTTATTCCCGAGTGATGACAAGAATTATGGCATCTCACCAACACCTATGCCAGATATTGCAAATATAGCCAAACAACAAGATAACGGCAATCCACAAATGGCCGCTCAAATAAATAATGCTCGTGCGATTATGCAACAAGCGAAAGAGCGTGCAGAGGCAATGGAAAAGTTAATAGACGATCAGTTGCTCGAGTGTGATTACGCTGCTGAGGCTCGCTTATGTTTACATTATGCCGGTGTGTTGGGTACAGGTATTTTGCGTGCGCCTATCGTTGATGTTGTGGAATCGAAAGTGTGGTCAGAAGATGCGATGGGGCAATGGAATGGCGAGATTGTGACTAAAACAATTCCGGCTGCTCGCTTAGTATTGCCGTGGGATTTTGTGCCGGATATGACCGCATCCACAATCAAAGATTGCCAATTCGTCTTTGAGCGTAGTTACGTTACGAAAAAACAATTACAGGCTTTAGCTAAAAATCCATACTACTTGAAAGATAACGTGCTTGAGCTTTGCGAATTAGACGGCTCAGATACTAAAACAGCAAGCTCAGACATGGATGGTTATGTTGATACGTTGAGAACGTTATCGGGCTTAGAAACACAGAGCAAAGACAACCGCTATGAGCTATGGACTTATCATGGTGGTATTCCATTGAGCGTATTAGAGAGCGCCAATTCTCAATTAGGCGAGGGCAATAAGCTCAACATTCCGAATGATGAAGAATCAAAGGCAGCTAATCTTGAAATTGATGGCGTGATCGTGATGGCTGGCAACGGCAAGATTTTAAGCGTAAACCTCAATCCGTTAGATTCAGCCGAATATCCTTACTCAATTTACACGTGCGAGCCTGATGTATGTTGCGTATTTGGCTTTGGTATTCCTTACCTTTGCCGTGATGCACAAGAAATTTTAAATACTGCTTGGCGAGGCATGATTGATAACGGTGTTTTAGGTATCGGGCCACAAGCCGTTGTGAATAGTAGCGTCCTAACTCCAGTTGATGGGAATTGGGAGCTTGCACCATATAAATTATGGAAGACTAATGACCGTGCAACAATGAATGCAACTATTGAGGCGCAAAGAGCGTTTGGCGTATTTGATATTAGCAGTCGTCAGCAAGAATTTGCCAATATCATTCAGCTTTCAAAATCATTCATGGATGAAGAAAGTGGATTGCCTATGATTGCGCAGGGCGAGCAAGGACAGGTTACGCCAACGCTAGGCGGTATGTCTATGCTAATGAACGCCGCAAATGCAGTACGTCGCAGACAGGTGAAAGAGTGGGATGATGCAGTAACTAAACCATTAATTCGCCGATTCTACGAATACAACATGGCAATGAGCGATGATCCAAATATCAAAGGCGATATGCAGATTGTTGCCCGTGGTACATCAGCGCTATTGGTTAAAGAAACTCAAACAGCACAGATTATCGATATTTTCCAAAAATTCGGTCAGCATCCGCAATTAATGTATGCCTTTGACTGGTACGATGGCGCTAAAACATTAATGCAATCAATGAGCATGGGAACGCAAACCATGCTTATCCCTCGTGATGAGTACGAACAAAAATTACAGGAAATGCAAGAATCTCAAGCAGCACAACCACAAGATCCTGAAATTCTGAAAGTACAAATGCAAATGCAGATTGCACAGCAAAAACAACAGCACGAAATGCAGTTAGAGCAAATGAAGATTCAAAGTCAAATTCAGATTGAGCAAATGAAAGTTCAGATCAAAGAGAAAGAGCTTGAAATTAAAATGCTCGAAGTGCAAATGACACAACAATCGCATCAAGCTCGCCTAGATTTAGACGAAAAACTAAGCACAGCAAAACTCACAACCGATTTACAACTTCAAACAGGTAAACAAGCAATAGATTTAGAGAAATTTAAAACAGAAGTGGCATTGAAGAATACGCCGCTCACTAATCCAGCCGGTAATTATGGGTTAGACAAATAACAGGCCGCAACGTAAAAAGTGCGGTCTTTTTTTATCACTAAATTTTAAGGGCAAATATATATGAGTTTCTACCTTTCCAATAAAGACTACAAAGAAATGATCGGCATCATCAGTGGCGATACAGGTAGCAAGAAAGGAAATGGCGCATCAACCACTTACCTCGATACTGAATTAACAGCGCAAGAGCCTAAAAAACAGCAAGGCATTGTGGCTGATACGGTTGATGCGGTGCAAATGGGTGCATGGAAAGGCGTTAGTGATATTGCGCATGGCGTTGGTGCTTTAACTGGTGCAGATTGGTTACATGATATTGGTGATTGGGCGGCGAAAGGTGCTGATGAAAACGTTGCCTCAATGTCAGATGAAATGAAAGCCGCTTTAAATCAAAATGCGTTTGATGGCGAGGGGAAAGGTGTGCGCAATTTACGTTGGTGGGCTGGTAATTTAGGTTCGCTAATCGGCCAAAACCTTGATACTGCTTTAACGCTTGGTGCGGGTAAAATTGCAACGATTGGTGCAAAACAAGCCGGTAAATTATTGCTCAAAAAAGAAGTTGCTGAAGAAGTGGGCAAAACAGCCGTAGAACAAGCGGCTAAACGTGGTATTCCGCAAAAATACTGGAACATGGTCGGTATTACAGCGACAATGTCAGCGATGTCAGGCGGTGGCCGTTATGGTCAAAAACGTGATGAAGTCATGGGCATGACTAATGAGCAATTAGCTCAGATTCCACAATTCTCAGATGAGTATTATTCCATTGCAGATAGCGATGAGGGCAAAGGTAAAAGCACAGATGAGCTTTACACAATGGCGAAAAAATCCTTTGCTGATAAAGTTGGGCGTGATGCAGCGTTAAATCCAACAGCTATTGCGACAGATTTAGTGACAAATGCAGTCAGTGGTCTTGGTGGTGGATTTTGGGGTTTAGGTTCGCCGGCTAAAACAATCAAAGGCGGTTTATTAAAAGGTGCGGCAGTTGAGGGCGGTACTGAGGCTATTCAAGGCATTGGCGAACAATACGCATTAAACAAAGCAGATCAGGACTATTTAAATCCGAATAAAGATTTAACTGAGGGCATGGCTGATAATGCTATCAATGGTGCAGTGCTTGGTGCGGTCTTTGGTTCGGCTATGGGCGGACTTGATACGCATACTGACAGAATGGCTTTCAACAATCAAAAACGCACAATCTTAAATCATATCAATACTGGCAATGATGCAGTTGATATCCAATTAAGAAACTATGTTGATATGCTCAATCATGGCGCAACCGAATTAGGCGATTTAGTATCAGCCAGTCGAGTACAAGCGCTCAATAACGCCGGTATCGCAACCGCTAAAGCACGACAAGCGGCAGAAGAGGCACTTGCAGAACAACAAGCGAAAGCAAAATTTGAATCAGACTTCTTTAATGAAGAACAACCACAACAAGAAACAACCTCCACTTTCAAAGTCGATCCGAATTTAGAACGTGCGCTTGAATTGCACTCTATCCTTGGTCAATTCAGAAAAAATGATCTATCTCGTGCGAATGAGTTTATTGATACGCCAACCATTTTTGCAGACGAACAGGCTCGAAAAGATTATGTAATTGGTCGTGCGTTTGATGAAGTGCGCAACATTGCTCAATCATACGGCATTGATCCGAAAGACGGTAAAGCTATGCGCCGTTGGTTAGAAGATTATGCTGAGAAAGCGAAAGAATACGCCAACGATGATCCGCAAGCCGTTGCACCAGTAAGCAATTTACAATCATCAGCTAACATTGCACCTGAGTTCAGAAATGGCGTTGTAAGCGGCGCTAACGATGAGATTGATGTTGGCAATGGTAATTATCAACCTTTCCAATATGAAGTCGTAGATGCAAGCACGCTTACGCCTACACAGCAAAAAGATGAAAACCAATTCCGTGACCGTGATCGTGCATCAAGCCAAGCTCAAATTAATAACATTGCACGAAATTTAGATCCTCGCAAACTTGCCTCAAGTCCAACAATGGATGTTGGCGCACCGTTATTAGCCTTAGATGGTAAAACAATTATTGCCGGCAATGGTCGTACAATGGCAATTCGCCAAGCCTATCAAGAGGGCGGTGCTGATGGTTATCGCCAATTCTTACAAGATAATTCAGCACAATTTGGCATTGAGCCGGATCAATTAAGTGAAATGGAAAATCCCGTATTGGTTCGCCGTTTAACTTCTCCAGTTGATATTGCTCAAGTGGCCATTAATTCCAATGAGCAAGGCGGTATGCGAATGTCAGATTTAGAGCAAGCCAAAGTAGATGCTCGCCGCTTGCCAAGTATGGATAATTTTGTTGCAAACGATGACGGTGATATTAACTCAGTAGATAACCAATATTTCATTGGCCAATTCATTAAAAATCAACCTGAGAACGTGCGTAATGAATTATTAGATAGTCGAGGCAATCTCAGTCAAACTGGCTTGCAACGCATCCGCAATGCAATGTTGTATGAGGCTTATGGTGACAGTCAAACATTATCTCGCTTGATTGAAAATACAGATCAAGGCGCAAAAAACGTATTGAACGCCTTAACCTCCATTGCGCCTAAAGTTGCTCAAACACAGCAAGGAATTGATAATGGCAAGTTATCAAGCGATGTAAACATTTCAAAAGATGTGATCCGAGCCGTTGAGAAATATAACCAACTCAATGCGCAAGGGTTCAAAATCAGCGATTATCTCGCTCAAGAAGATTTTGTGGGGGATTTATCGCCTGAGGCTCGAGAAATTCTAACCATTTTTGATGAAAATCGCAGAAGTGGTAAACGTATTGCGCAAGTGTTAGGCGCTTACCTTGATCAGGCACAAATGCAAGGCAATCTATCACAAACCAGTATGTTCGGCGATGTAGAGTTTGATAAATTAGGCTCGTTGCAGCAAGCGAAAAATGCTGATGACACCATCCGATTAAGCCTTAATGAATCCGCTAATTCTGACTTTGCGAAATCGGTGGATAAGATTGCCAACGGTAAAAGAGGGCGGAACGATAGATTTTTAAACATGGGAACAACGCCTCCCGTTTTTAAAATGTTGGGATTAAAAGAAGTAAAAATTGCAATGCGTGAAAATGTTATTGATAAAGCACTATTTAAACACAGTGTTTCCGTTGATGACTTAAAACAAATCCCAGCACAAATTAATAATCCGATTGCGGTAATGCGCTCAAATCCTAGCTCAACAAATCCTAATGGATTAGTTGTCCTAACTGAGCTAAATGAAGTGGTTAATGGAAAAGAAAAACCAATAATCGCAGCTTTACAATTAAAAAAATCAGATGGGCAATTAGAGGTAATCAATATTGCAAGTGTCTATGGAAGAGATTTAGACACACAGATCGGAAACGATCTCTCAAGAGCTATTTATTGGAATAAAACAAAAGGCTATCAATTTGCTAGGACAGTTGGGCTTCATTTGCCATCGTCGCTCACTAGCGTTGATAACCTTTCTGCTCTTAATGTTAAAACTGAAACCGATCTAAGTCAATATCAAAGCGCAAAAAATAATCAAGAAACTCAAATTAATCCAGAAATTCAACGTGCGCAAGAAATCTTACGCAAAACCTTTGGCAAGGCAGCAGAGCATATTGAGGTGACAACTCTCGCTAATCCACCTGAAGATGTGAAAAACCTAATCACTTCTGATGTAGAGGGATGGTTTAATCCTAAAACTGGCAAGGTTACATTGATCGCAGATAGTATCAATGCAACCAAAACAATGAGCAAAGAAGAACGTTTGCAGTTCGTTGCATGGCACGAAATGGCGCACCGTGGAATCAACGTTGGCTATAAAGGCTCTTATGATAGCTTGATGCAAGAAGTTGGCAAAAACAAAGCGATTAGTCAGATTGCCGATGCTATTCAAACACAACGCAAAAACACTGATGATTTAGCCGCAACCAATCGTGCAGTGGCGATTGAAGAGGCTATTGCAGAAATGATGGCCGCACACGAAACAGGTAAATGGAATGAGCTTGAAAGTCGTTACGGTGTAGAGATTAAGAAAGGTCAAAGACAATCTACTAAATCATGGTTAGCAATGACCGCACAACGTATCAAAGACTTCTTATCAAAATTCTTTGGTGTTGAGCGTGCAGCGCAGTTTTCTGATGAAGATGTGTTGAATCTTATTGCTCGAATTAAATCTAGCTCACTAAATGAAACAAGCGATATTGGCGATGTGCGCTTTAGTCGAAATGAAGAATTAACTGAAGAGCGTTACAATCAAGCAAAAGCAAAAGGCGAAACCGAGCTTACATTCAAACAATGGCAACAAGTGCGCTCGCCTGAGTTTAAAGCATGGTTCGGTGATTGGGAAAACGATCCTGAAAACGCAAGTAAGGTTGTAAATCCTAAAACTGGTGAGCCGTTAGTAGTTTATCATGCAAGCACGGCTAGTTTTGATGTATTTGAGCCTAGCAATCCTAGATTTGCGGCTGGAAATATAAACGGCATTTATTTCACGGACAAAATCGACCAGGAAATGATAGAAGAATATGGGGATAAAATATACCATGCTTTCTTAAACATTAAAAAACAACTAAATGAAAATCCAAGAAAATACGCCGAAGATGTGAAAGGGGTTCACTTTCCATATCCACCAACAACGGATAAATTGAACGCCTACAATAAGGCGATTGGAAGTGTTGAAGATATTAAGAATGTTATTTTAGATGCTGGATTTGATGGCGTTAAATCTAAATTCGGTCGCTCTTACGAGTACATTGTTTTTAAATCAAATCAAATCAAATCTGCAACCGATAACACAGGTGCATTTTCCAAAGAGAGCGATGATATTCGTTTTAGCAGAAAAGGAAATAGCGACTTAGATCAAAGATACATTGAGTTGGCTGAGCGTTACCGTAATGGCGATTTAACTGTTGAGCCTGAATTAAGAGATATGGTAAGCCAGCAAGCTAAGGAGAAAGGGTTTGATAAACCTGATTATCGCATGGAACATAGCGCTCCTAATAGCAAAGATGAAATATCTCAAAGTATTGATAATTTAAGTGGGTTATACCCTGATGACTTATATTCCAATAAAGGTTATCAGTATTATGGTTCAGGCTATGATTCGATGGATAGAAAAGCCTGGGAAATTCTTAAACGAGTTAAGGGCAATCCCGATGCAAAAGTGACAATTTACAGAGCATACCCAAAAGGTACTGGCGGCACTATTACAAATGGCGATTGGGTTACGATTGTCCGTGATTATGCCGTTGAGCATGGCGAGGCTAACTTGGATGGTAATTATCAAATTGTTAGCAAGGAAGTGAAAGCAAGTGAAGTTTTCACTAACGCTGATTCATTGCAAGAACAAGGATATGACAATGGGTTGTCAGAAGTTGTAAATGACAAAAAGAAAATTAAGCTCGATGAGTTAATCACTTATGATGATGACGGAAAAATTATTCCATTATCAAAACGTTTTAATCCTCGCAAAAACGATGTGCGATTCTCTCGTGCTAACACAATGCAATCCGCTCTTGATTTAGCGATGACAGGCGTGGCAGATAGCGAGCCTAGCGCATGGGATAACTTAAAATCCAAAGACTTCTCAGGATTTAAAGAGCGCTTTAATCGCGCGATGGGTAAAGTTGATGAATGGTTAGCTGATAGCTTGCGCCCGGTGAATGATTGGATTGATTCAATGCACCTTGAAGATCAAACTGGCAACACTAGTAGCCGTGACCATGAAAAACGCCGCTTAAAAGATGCAATGTACACCGCTAAGGGTAAACGTGATGCGTTAAATTCAGAATTAGAACAGGCTTATTTAAAACCTATCCTATCTAAAATTGCAGCTTTATCTAAAGAAACCAAGAAAAGCAGACATCCGATGGATGAATTGACAATGAAAAGAATGGTCGGCAACTGGATTTCAGCTCGCTATTCCATTGAGAAAAACATTGATTTACTAAATCGTGATGAAAAAGTAATGCGTGATACAAAACGCTTATTGGATAACGCTAAACAAAACGGTACAAGTGCAGAAGTGCGCCGATTACATGAGGCTTATCTAAAAGCAAAAGAGCAATACGATAACCGTAAGGCTGATATTTATAACACGGATTACAAAAACAAAGGCAATCGCTTTAAAGTCGGGGTTGCTGGCGGTTGGTCGATTCCTGAGGCTGAATTGATTATGAGCAATACAGAAAAACATATCAGTCGATCTAACTTGGAATATGTAGCCGATCTCGTTTACGATCTTAATCAATCAAGATTGGATGTTGATCGTGCGAGCGGTCGATACACTGAGGCTGAGTATCAAGAGTACAAGGCTAATCGCCATTATGTGCCTTTAACTGGCGATCCGAATGCTGATGCAGATGTTGATATTATCTCAGGCGCTGGCTCAAATGCACTTAACATTGCTCGAGATAAAACATTGAAAGGTCGTACAAGTTCTGAGGCTGAAGATGCGATTGATGCTGTTTGGAAGTCAATCGGTAAATCCACCACCTATGCCGGCTTTGCTGAGTTTAAATCTAGAATTGATGACTTGTTTGAAACAGAAGTGGCTTTATTGAAAGATAAAGGCTATTCCGATGCTGAGGCAAGAGAACAAGCAACCGCAAATTTAGGTATTAGTAAACGTAAAATGCAAGGCTTAACACGCTCAAGCGATAACATACTTATCCGTAAAGAGGGCGGTGATTATTATGAGTATGAATTGCCAACTCAAGTTATGGAATCATTGCGCAATGACAACGTTGAACACGCCAATGCTTTCTTGAAAGTAATTTCTAAACCGACAGGATGGTATGCTCGAGGCGTTACTCAATGGACTGTTACTTTTGCACCAATGAACATGATGCGTGATACTTGGGAGAAATCAGAATTTATCCGAGTGCAAAAACTTTACGATAAAAATAATCGTCTAGTCGATAGCAAAATAATGGATAAAATCGGTCGTGACACCATTAAAAACGCCTTTGCTGACAAGGAAGTATGGCAAGCAACTAAACGCCTTGGATTCGGTCAAGAATTGCGTGATAGCGTGCCAGCAGAGCGAATGTTAAAACAACTTCTAAAAGAGGGAGGAGTATCAAACTATGGTACTTACTTAGATAAAACAGAAGTTGATTTAGTTAAGCGCTTGAAAAAAGAAAATAATCCACTAGCTGGCAAACTTGAGAAAGTTGGTAAAGTGTTTGAGGGTTATAATAAGATGTTTGATACAGTATCAGCGTTAGCATCCTATAAAGCGTTAGTTGATAACGGCATTGATTCAAAACAAGCGGCGGCAACAACGTTAGAATTAACCAACTTCCGCAAAACTGGCTCAAAAATGCGTGGTATTAAAGCATTGTATATGTTCTCGCAACCAACTGTAATGGGTGCGGCCAACTTAATGCGTTACCTATCTACTCGTAAAGGTCAAATCCGCTTTGCTGCATACATGGCTGTAATGACTTCGCTTTACACTGTATTGCGCTCAATGGATGATGAGGACGAGGGCGGTAATAAAATGGATCAGCTTGGTGACATCACTCGTTATATCCCGATTCCACTTGGCGGGGGCAAATACTTCAAAATCCCGGTTGGTTTTGGTATGGCGCAAATGGCATGGAATTTCTCAACAAATATTGTGAAAGGTGCGGTTGGCGATATTTCATTGACTGAGGCGGGTACAAATATGCTCGTTCATTCATTGAAAACATTTTCTCCAGTATCTCCATCTGAAATTTCAGCAGCGAAATATCCTATGGAAAAAATCACTTTAACTGCAACGCCATCAATCTTGCAGCCAGTGATGCAAAACGTTTTAAATCGTTCCGCTTTTGGTAATAAAATCACAACCAATTATGTGCGTGATGATAAATTAAAAGCCGAGCAATCTAAGGCGACAACCGCTCAATTTTGGAAAGATACTGCTATCGAGCTTAATGATACATTAGGCATTGATATGCACCCCGAGCAAATTAAAAACTTGTTTGATGGGTACAGTTCAATGCTTGGTAGTCTTAAAGAGTTGAATACCATATTCGTTGAAAATCCGAACCGTGAAGATTTAGGCCGTAAAACTCGCACGCCGTTCCTAAATCAATTCATCGGTACAACAAACGAATTTGCAATTCAAAGCCGATACTATGAGGCTAGTGAAGAGGCGGGAAGTGTTTATAAAGAATATAAATCTCGCAAAGAGCGCAATGAATTAGGCGATTGGTTAGATGCTGATAAAATTAAACTTATCAAATTCCATGAGGAAGAAGAGAGTATTATTAAAAAAGCAAGAAGTGAAAAAGCCAATCTTACTCGTGCATTGCGCTCAGGTAAAATTAGTGCGGTCGCTTATGAAAATGGTATTAAACGATACAACAAAGAAATGATTGGCGTACAAGCACGATTATTGCGTAAATATCGACAAATGGAGGGATTAAATACACACTAATCCATTGACATTTAAAAATATTTGCAGTAAAATTCAACAAAATAGCCGAATTGTAGAGATGCAATTCGGTTTTTTATTGGGGATTTTATGCAGAAATTAATTTTATCAAGCTCAACAGATAGAAATTCTCTAATCTCCTACCTAAATAAACGGATCGATGAGTATTGTCAGGATTTATGCGCTGAGGGATTAACGCCACAGCAATACAATATTCTAAGAGGTCAGATTAAAGAATTAAGAAGTTTAGTATCAGATCTAAACGGTTAAATACAAGCCCGCTCAATGAGTGGGCTTTTTTGTTATCAACGAATTATCACAAGCCGCTATATGCCGCTTAATGAGGTAATAAATGGAAAATCAAGACACCACAGAATTTAATGCTGATGCCGCTTTCGATGAGGCCGCTAATCAACTTGAATCAGGTGGACTAACTGCTGAAGTTAAACCGTCAGTCGCAGATGAAACCAAACAGCCAGCGCCCGATCAACGCATGGAAGATACCACTCAAGAAAATATCCCGCAACAGCCGGATGAAAAAGAGGAAGTATTGCCTGAATGGTTATCCAATGCCACAGATGAAGTGAAAAGTCATTTCCGTTTGATGAAAGCAGAAAAAGAGAGATACGAACACATGGCTAAATCTCAACGTGGTCGTGTTGGCGCTCTCTCTAAGAAATATCAACAGGCCAAGGCAGCGTTAGAACAGCTCGAGCAAAGTCAAACTACCTTTGATGGTGAGTTAGACAATTTGCGTGCGGACTATCCTGAAGTTGCTGATGCGTTATCCCGCATTCTTGCCGGACAGAATCAACGCCTTAATGATATTTCAGCGCCGATTGCTCAGATGGTCGATGCAAATATGCAAGATTTTGCGCAGCAACAACTTGATAGCTCAATCTCTTTAGTGACTCAAGTCGTTCCTGATGCAAACGACATTTTAGGCGATCCAATGTTCCATAGATGGGTAGATAATCAACCAAAAGGCATTAAAGCATTGTTTAAATCAGACGATCCGCAAGATGCTATCTACTTACTCAATGAATACAAAAAGACTGCCGCATCAATCTCAGAGCAACGGAATAAACGTTCTCAACAACTTTCAGCATTGTCACTTCCTACTGGTCGCACAAGTCCAAAAGGCGGCAATGAAGTTGATGAAGAATCGTTGTTCAACCAATTCGCTGCTGAATTTGCTAAACAGCGATAAGTAAGTTAGTTCATTTGAGGAAAATTTATCATGGCTACAACTACATATACAGATATTTCACCACGTACACAAGTTTACGCAGAAGCTAAAATGCTTGCTCATGCTGAGCCTGTATTGATTTTAAATAAGCTTGGGCAAACAAAGCCAATCCCGCAAAACAAGACGCAAACTATTAAATTCCGTCGTCCTAAACCGTTTGCGCCGGCAACCACTCCATTAACTGAGGGTGTTACTCCGGACTCTCAAAAAATGGTGTATGAGGATGTGACCGCAACATTAGGGCAGTATGGTTCTTGGTCTGAAATTACAGATGTAATTCAAGATACGCACGAAGATCAGGTTTTAAGTGACTTGGTGTTGATTTCTGGCGAACAAGCCGCTGAGACTACTGAGCTTTTGGCTTGGGGCGCGATTAGTGGTGGTACAAATGTAATCTTTGCCAATGGTACATCATCAAACGATGTAAACACTGCATTAAGCATCAATCATGTTCGAGCGGCTGTTCGTAAGTTGCAGCGCAATCGTGCGAAGAAAAAAACATCTATCCTTGATGGCTCAATCAAATACGGTACTAAACCGATTGAAGCCGCATATATTGCGGTATGCCATACTGACTTAGAGGCTGATATTCGCAGCTTGCCTGGATTTACTCCGGTTGCAGAATACGGCTCTCGTCAGCCTATTGTACCGCAAGAGTTTGGAACAGTGGAAAACGTGCGCTTTATTACATCGCCTTTATTCACACCTGAAATCAACAAAGGTGGCACGCCAACGGTCAATAAAGTGTTATCTACTGCTGGATCTAAAGCGGACGTGTATAAAATCGCCGTATTTGGTCAAGATGCTTACGCAACTTGCCCGTTAAAAGGTAAAGATGCCGCACAAATTTTAGTGCGCAATCCTGGTAAGGCTGAGCAAGGTGACCCTTTAGGTCAAAAAGGTTCAGTTGCATGGAAAACTTGGTGGGCGGGTAAAATCCTAAACGATGCTTGGTTAGTTCGTTTAGAAGTGGCTGCATCATCACTTTAGTTTTAATTCGTAAACCAAAAGCCCTCCTTGCGAGGGCTTTATTTTTTTAGTGAGGACATAATGGCTTATCCATTTATTGATTTAAAAAAGGCAACAAAAGAAGAATTGGTTGCTCATTTGCGCGATTATTGCGGCGTTGAAAAAGACGGCAAAAAAGAAGAGTTAGTTCAAGCAATTCTTGAATTTGAATCAGCAAATGGCATTTTACGCCCTGATGCGGAAGTGCAATTACAACCTCAAGCGTCACAAGAAGAGCAAAGCGATCTTCCATTATTTGCACATAAACGTGTACGAATCATTATTGCGCCAAGCGAAACTGACAATAGTGATGTTTATGTAGGTCTCGGTGATTGGGATGCGCTAATCAAACGTGGAGAAGAAGTATCAATTCCAGAGCCTGCATATCAATTATTGGCTAAAGCTGGCGATCATCGTTTCAAACTTGTTGATGGTGGTAAATTAGAAGAATACTTTGCACCTCGATTCTCAATTACAGTATTAGGTGATGAATAATGAATTATCTTCAACTTGCTCAACGGTTACGCCGTGAAATGAATGATACAGGTGAAGGGCCATTCGGCGTATCCAATCAGAAAGGTCGTAGTCTAGAGTATGTTGATGCAATTCGTGAATCGTGGCTAGATATTCAATCTTTGCGTGATTGGAATGAGGATTTTTGGGGTGAGGGATTCTCTTCTAAAAATCCTCAAGTTCTTGAAGAATCTGCTGATACTCCTTTTATTCCTGAAAAATTCCATGCGGCCATTGTGTATTATGCAATGCAAGGCAAAGCTTTATCGCAAAATGCTCAAGAGTTAATTTTGCGTGGGCAAAACGAATGGGATAAATATTTACACTTACTTTGCGCTCAGTTCTTACCAACTCCATCATTAGGCAAATAAATGGCACAGTTACCGAGAAATCAATCACAGTTTATCGCTATTAGCGGTGGGATGGATCTATCTACGCCTCCAATAGCAAAGGCTAGTAGTGATGCTATTGGCGCGTTAAATGTGCAGCCTATTTATGGTGGTGGATTTTCAAGAATTGAGGGGTATGAATGTTTGGATGGAAAAACGATTCCATCTCAAATGACTTATGCTGTGTTGCACGTTGGAAGTATCGCCAATAAAGAGCAATTCAACAACAAAGCATTTACTCATAACGGTAAACAATACCGCATTATTGACGTGTTAGATGATGCTTTCATTGTTGCATTTTTAAAGCCAGTAACTATAACTAACGGAACAAGTTTTTCTGTTAGTGGCGTTAGCTTTACAGCAAGTTATGTAAACAGTTCTGTTAATGGTGATTTTTCTGATGATTTAGCTTATCGAGGAAAAGCATTTCAGTTAGGAGTTGATGCCGTTTTCCCTGTGCCAGGAACAGGAAATATTCGTGGCGTTGTGGAATTGGATAATAGGCTGATTGCCTTTCGTGATGACGGCGATAGATGCAGTGCATTTATTAGCTCAGATAATAGTTGGACGGCTGCTCAAGCAACGTATATTGCAAAGCTAAAAAACTTAGTTAAGCCTGAAAATTTATTGGATAACTCGGATTTTACATCTGGCAATGCTAGAGGTGTGATTCACTCAGTGTCTTTAGCGCCTGACAGTAAATCTGGCTATGTTGTCTTGTCACAATCTGTTTTAGCTAATCAACCATTACAGATAAATAGCACAACCGTTGCGACAATAGAAAAATGCGACAGAGTTTCCTTAACTAAAGGGAAAGACTGGCAATTTATCTATCACAACTTCTATGGCGGTTCTAATACGCATTATGCCTATGGATGTAATGGTGAGCAGATTATTGAGGTGCGTCCGAATGGTATTATCATTCCAATTCTAGTGAATAATGATAGTCCACAATATATTTGTGCGCATAGAAATCATTTATTTGCATCATTCGCTGGCGGTCAATTAGGACATTCATTAGTCGGGCATCCTAACCGTTGGGCGGTATTGTTAGGCTCAGAGCAATTTGGTTTAGGGGATGAAATAACTGCATTATCATCCACCACCGGCGGTGTTTTAATTATTGGTTGTCAAAATAAAACATCAGGGCTTTATGGCTCAGGGCGTGAAGATTGGGTATTAAAAGACATTTCGCCAGTTGGCATAACTCCGAATACGCTTCAAACATCATTCATGCCTATCGCAATTACAAAAAACGGTATCACTCGAATAGATCAAACTGAGCAATTTGGTGACTTCAGATTAAGTGAAATGGATGCAAACCGTAAACTTGCCTTTGATAAGCAGCAATACAGCATTGCTTATTCATCCACTAAAGCTAAATCTAACCAAGTTCGATTCTATTCATCCGAGGGACGGCATTTATGCGTAATGGTGCAACCTGACGGAACAACAAGAAGTACATCTTTTATTTACCCTGAGCCGTTACAAGGACTTTGGCAATCGCCTAATCAAGTTTACATTACTTTTAGCGATGGCAAAGTTTATCGCCAGTCTGACAAATGCTATTCATTTTCAGGAAAAAGCATAGATTGGACTGTAAAAATGGCATTTAACCATTGTGGGGCGCCAACATTAATCAAAAGTTGGCATAGTGCTGAATTGCAAGCCACAACAGATGGTAAATCAAAAATAAGTTTTCGGTTCGATCTTGATTACAATTCAAACTATCATTCAGTCGCACTAAGTAAAGATTTAGAAATTGCTGGCGGCGGCGGTCGTTGGAATGATTCTCTTTGGAATGATTTTCTTTGGTCTGCGGAAGATTATTCAACGCCAACACTTCAATTATCAGGGTATAGCCGCAATATTGCTTTATCGTTTGCCGGCTCATCAATCTACTCTCCACAATTTGAAATAAGTGGACTTATCTTAAACTACATTACCCGGAGAAATTATCGTGTCTAAAACAAGCTGGTACAAACGCAAACATCAATTTACTCCATACACAAAAGCTGACGGGCAAGCTGTATCTGATGAATTTGATGCAATTCAAACGAGTTTTGAGCGCATTCCTGAGATGCGAGATGATGGGAGAGGGTTTAAAGAAAGTCCATTAATTCCCGAGCCAACCGATCCGATGAATCCAGTGCCGCTAAAAATGCTCACTGAAACAGAAAAGAGCGTTAATAATGCGAGAGATGATGTTACCGCTAAGGCTCAACAAGTTGCTCAAAATACACAATCTGTTGCTACAAATACTTTGACTGCAACTCAAAAAGCCGATACTGCAACGCAAGCGGCGGCATCCGCACAAAGCAGCCAACAAGCGGCTAGCAATTCTGAAAACATGGCTCATAAATGGGCTGCTAATCCAGTCAATGAAGTGGTACAAGGCGATAAATATTCAGCCTATCACTATGCAACTAAAGCGGAGCAATCCGCAACAACGGCATCATCAGCCGCAATTACATCCAAAAAAAATGCCGATATAGCCACAAGTAAAGCCGAAGAGGCGGTGCAAGCGGCTGAAAGAGCTAGAAGTCTAGCAGATGGCGAAGTGGATTACGGGAAAGTCTTAAACGTTCCAAGCGCCGACACTCAAACTAAAGGTATTGTGTTGCTCACTAACGACACAGGGCTGGAAAGTGAAAGCCTAGGTTTAACCGCAAAAGCCGGCAAAGTACTAGCACAAGGTATTGCCGCCTTACGCCTTGCGATGAATAACTACATACCATTAAAAAGCAGATCATCATCTGTAACAAGCGATGATGAAAATGGCGTGGCAACACCAAAAGCGGTTAAAACTGCTTATGATAAAGGTGTGGATGCGAAAAATGCCGCAGATAATGCCAATAATAATGCGAATGGTCGAGTATCTAAATCGGGCGATATGATGACGGGCAGTCTTGCTATTACAGGTAGCCAATCTGGCGGGTTTGCCAGTGGGCTTATGCTTAAAAATAAAGCTGGCGGTCAAAATACAAGTGTGTTTGTTGATTTTTATCAAACAGACAATATCCCTCGCGCATCAATGTGGATGCGGGACGCGGGTAATAACTCAACCAAAATAGAATTTCTCAACACGCCAGAGGGGGCAAATTGGGATAGAGACAGCCGACAAACTGTATTTACGATTACATCATCTGGTAACCTGTGGAGCAAGGCTTACGGTTGGTTGCATGAGTTATACCACAAACATACTAACGCTTACGTGGCAGTCACAGAGGGTGGCGGAAACATAGCGGGGCTAGATATAAGACGCAATGACGGCAAATTTGCGCGGATAGAGCTTTTTAATAAAAAATGGAAATTTTGGATTCAAGATAAATATGAAATCTATATGCCGGAAAAAGGCGGCGTAGTAGCGCTTATTGAGGATTTTACATATCAAAAAATCGGCAATTTTGAGGTGCGTAAATATCCTGACGGCACAATGATTCAAACATGCTTTGTAAACGTTGGTGAAAATCAATTAAGCACAAACCAACTTAAAAAATTTAATTGGGCGGTGTCATTTGTTGATAAACCTATGGTGTGGGCAACTGCTAATGCAACAAATAATGCAAATGGAGCTCAAGTAGATATTAGTGCGCTAGTTGGTGTGGTGATATCTGATTGCACATCATCAATCTGTGCTTATCGCACAGGGGAAATTTGGCAGAATGCAAACCACAACCCAACAATGAACTTTCTGGCAATCGGGAGATGGAAATAATGACCATGTATTTTAAAGAAGGTTTTTTTGACGATACGAATGATGGATTTGTGCCTGAAGGTGCAGTTGAAATTAGCGAGTCAAAATATCTTGAGCTGCTAAACGGACAATCACAAGGTAAGCAAATTATTACAAATAAACAAGGCGTTCCTGTTTTGGTTGACCCACAACCTAGTGCAGCGCACGTATTAAATCTTGATACGCTCACATGGGGGATTACCCCAGAAAAACAGACAGCACTTTTATCTGAAACTCAAACTCGCCTTATCGCTAGCATAGATGAATACGCAGCTAAAATCTACAGTACATGGACACGCTTTGAGAGCGAGTACCGTGAGCGTCAAACGGCTGCTGAAGCTTATAAGGCAGCAAACTATCAAGGTGACTGTAGCCGTTATATTACAGATTTTGCTAAACGTGCTGGGTTAAATAATAAAGCTGCAACAGATTTGATTTTAGTGCAAGCAGCAGGCTTGGAAAAACTACAAATGGAGCTTGCTAATCAACGTATGCGCAAGTATGAGCTAAAAGCGCCCACTCTTACGCTTGAGCAATTGCAATCAATTCATGATGACATTATTAAGCAAATGGATAACCTGATGGAGGCATATCAAAATGGCTAAGATTTATTTAGCGATGTATAAACACAAACGAGGCTGGCGCAAAGAGCCAGTCAGAAAGATTGCTGACATCATCACCCGTTTTTTTACAAAGGGGAAATATTCGCACTGCGAAATAGCTATTAAACGCAGTGAAACTCTTTTTGATTGTTATTCGTCATCAGTACAAGATGGTGGCGTGCGTTGCAAGCAGATTGATGTATCAGATAGTGCGAAGTGGGATTTAATCCAGCTTAACGAGGTTACTGAGGAGCAAATCAAGGGCTATTTTAACCGCACTCTTGGCTGTAAATATGACTGGTGGGGCGCGTTAGGTATCGTGCTTGGTATTAAGCAAAAACGCTCAAAATATTTTTGTAGCGAGTGGTGCTTTAATGCGATATATGGAGGTGAGAGTGGTTGGCGATTTAGTCCTAACCAAATTGCGGTCGTTTTTACTAAATTAAATAATAATGGGATAAGTTTTCAACAAGAGGTCGCTAAATAGCGGCTTTTTTCATTCTTGGGAGAATATATGTCAATTCTAGGATCAATGTCTGATGCGTTAAGAAAACAGCCTAAAGCGCCAACTATTTCGCCAACGCCTGAGAAAGATAATTCTCAAACAATGGCGGGTAATGTTGCCAATATTCTAAATGGCAATTCATTATTGATGAATAGTGCGGCAGCGAAAGGGGAGCGAATTGCGGCTAATCGAGGTTTACAAAATTCCACTATTGGCGCTGAGGCGGCGCAACGTGCAATGCTCGATGCAGCAATGCCTATCGCAAGCCAAGATACTCAAAACGCCTTTGCTGAAAAGCAAACTCGATTACAAGCTGATTTAAATTATCAAAATCAAAGTCGTTTAAATCAAGTGCAAAATCAATTTGCCGCATCACAAGCGGAGCTTGATCGTGGTCATCAACGCAGTTTGGCTCAATTACAGTCAGATTTGAATTACAACAATCAAAGTCGATTGAATCAAGCTCAAAATCAATTCACCGCATCACAAACAGCGTTAGACAGAAGTCATCAACGTGATTTAGCCAACTTAAATCATGCAAACGAGATGAAAAATCTCAACGCACAAGTAGCAGCAAATACTATTGGTAAATCTATTGATTTTACAATGCAGATCACTAACAACTTTGATGCGCAGATTGCTGCCGTGTTGAATAACACTGCAATGAAAGCTGAAGATAAAGAAAAAGCTATCAATCAGCTAAAAGCGAGCCGAGATTCGGAGCTTAATTTCATGTCAAAATTCATGCAAGGAATCCCGACAACGAAACAAAATTGGGCATCGTTCCCTAATCTTGGTGTACCAACAGTTGGGATTAATTAGGAGGTAAATTATGTCATTTTGGGATAGTGCTTGGAGTGCAGTTAGTGATGCAGCCTCTTGGCTTGGTGATGCGGCAAGTTCTACCGCAAATTGGATGAGCAACAACAAAGAGGCAACAAACCTAATTGGATCGACCTTGCTTGGTGTTGGTAGTTATTTAGCTCAAAAAGAGGCTAATAAGGACTTAATGAAACAACAGCGAGAGCTATTGAATATGCAAGATAAACTTAAATCTCAGTATTCAGCAGTGCCGGATGTTGATATTTCTTACAAAACTTTAACCGTTGATAATTCGCCAGGATTGGCAAATGGTGGAATTTTGACAGAAATGAAAAACAAAATAGATCGCAATCATAAGGGAGCGTAACCATGAGATCTACATCAAGCGACGATATAGACTTTGATTCCATTGGACGTTCAAGCCATTCGGATTGGGGGAGCGACAGTGATAGCTATGGAAGTCGTGGACGAGGCGGTTCGATTAATGATGATTTCGGCGATAGTTTAGAAAAAGCTGGATATGATCGAGTTAATGATAGTCGTGGTGGCTGGCGTGAAGATGATAGTAATGAAAACTATACAAGCACGACAGACAGAATGAATCGTCATCTTGATTCGTATGGTAAAAATAACGGATATACCAATAACTTCAATAATACCTTTAGAAATGGTGGCCTTGGAGGTGGTAATCGTTTAAGTAGTGAAAGCGGTTTTGGTGGGCAAAGTGCTATTAGTAAAAGCGTTAATTCTCACTATCAAAGCAATACCAATAAATCATTGAGCCAATACAATAATCCAGTTGTTGATCAAAAAAATCTTACAGGTGGATTATTTGGTAAAGGTGGCGTGCAAGCGCCGTATTCGCCAAGACAAGATTGGGAGAATGTAAACTTTTTCACTTCGCAAGATCGCTTAAAAGATATTGCTCAACATAATACCAAGGCAAGTTTAGATACTGAGGCTAAAGGGAATATTGTTGGGAATCATTTTAGCACTATGGCTGGTTCGTTTATTGAGACAGCATCACTTCCAACCGCTATCGCAAGTGGATTAGGTCAGTTGGCTTTATCTAAAGCGGGGTCTATCGCTGATAAAGTGACTAATCAAGGTTCACCGTCTTTTGATAAACTTACGCCGTCACAAAAAGCCGCTTATGCGGTTGAATCTCAGAAAGTTAGAGATGCTTATCAAGCAGATATGGATAGTTTAGGCTCTAAAGCTATTGGAATAGGGGGGAGTGTTGCTGGAATTATTGGTGGGTTAGCAACTGGCGGTCTTGGCGGTTCATTTTTTGGAGCTGCTGGAAACGCAATAGCGAATAGTCAGAGACACAAATCAGCAATGGAATACACTGGAAATAAATTAAACTCCAATGTAATCAATAGCGAGCTTGAGGAAGAGGCTGAAAAATCTAAACAAGGTTGGAAAGATTGGGCGGCTATGCGAGCAATGGCGGGGAATAGCGAGCCAATAGAAAGCCAAGGCATTTTAGACAGAATGCAAAAACAACTTGGCGCTAATAATGGCACTAAATCAAGCGACAGTATGGTTTACAAAATTCCTCAACTTGTAAACCTTTGGAACAACATTTCAATCAAATAAAAGGATTAAAAGATGGGTATTCTAGATTCAATGGCTCAACAAACTCAAGGTGGCAATCAAGATGTTATGGCTCAAAGTCAGCCTGGTGGTATGATGCAAAATCAGGAGCAACAAGGCGGCAAAGCTCAAATGTATAAAATGCTAATGGAAAATTCCGTTAATGCTATCGCTAACGTTGCACAAGAGCGAATTGAGCAAAAAGGTGTTGAAAAAGGTGTTGCGGATTTAGTGGCAACGGCAATGATTACAAACATTCAAGCCGCTCAACAAAATGGCAAAACAATCCCGCCTCAAGTGATGATGCAAGTTGCAAAAGATTTAGCAATGCAATTATTGCAACAAATTGGCGTTCCTGGAGAACAAATTGATGACATCCTTATCGACATTCTAATGGATGCGTTAGATCAATTTGGCGAGGCAACAAACGGCATTTTACCGCCTGAAGAAGAACAGCAATATGTTGATATGATTGGTAAAGCATCAGAGCTTGAAAATCAACGCCAATCACAAATGCAAGGTAATAAACCGCAATCAATGCAACAAGGGGCATAATTATGGGATTAGGTGGCATTTTAGCTGCGATGACTCAAGGACTTGGCACTGGTGTTGTTAAAAATGTAGAGCAAGCCTGGAAAAATGAGGAAACTGCAAAATTATTAGATTGGAAAGGGAAAGAATCTGATAAACAGAGAGCCTTTGAAAGCGAACAACTTGATAAAAAACATCAGCAAGATATTGAGTTAGAGAACATTAAACTCAGCAATAATATTTCTGAGGCAACCGCCATAGCTCGAATTAAAGCTAAATACGCTAGAGCAAGTGGCGGCAGTGGCGATGGAATGAAAGAGGCTCAAAAAAATCTAACTGGTGCAGTGCAAGTGTTAGGTGTTTATGATGCTCAATTAGGTGCGCTGAAAGATAAACTATCCTCAACAGAAGATGCCGCTCAAAGAGAAGTAATTGCTAAACAGATTGATAATCTTTCAAATGAGAGATCTAATTATCTGAAAAGCCCTGGTGTTATATCTGCGTTCAAAGGTGGCGAACAAATGGGGCGTGCGCTTTATGTTACCAGTGGCGGCGATATGGATTTATACGATCCTAAACCGAAAGAGGTTGCAAAAGAAGTTAAGGCAACAGTATCTTCCGTTGCAGCGCCGGCAAGAAATATGGTTGATGTAAACAGTATTTCGCTACAACAAGCCGCTCAAATTGCAAGAGAAAAACGAGAAGAAGTTGCTCGTCAGAATTTTGCAAGGGCATCGGAAGAGGCAAAAGAATGGGCGGCGAAACAAAATCAGTATAAATCAACTATGTTTACGCCAAGAACATTCTAACCAAATAAAAAGGGCGAGAAATTAATCTCGCCCATCTGTCTATTCGACAGCTCAGTTATCATTTAAGATAATCTGTATTTTATCTACTTTTGAAGTAGCAATTTTGTTTCAACACACAACCGAAATAATATTTCGATTGAATGACTAATTTCTTAGTCGTGATTATATTAATCCTAATAAAAATATCTTGTCAATATATTTTTTATCAATCTAATAATCCAGCAATATCTTTCATATTAGGCGCATAGTAAACGTTTTGCAAGATTCTGATGTCTTTATGGCCTGAAATTTTAGCTAAAGTCATTACATCAACTTTTTTAGCCAATCTTGTCAAAGCCTCTCTTCGGGTGTCATGAAAATGCAAATGCTCGCACATCGCCATTTTTTTCAATTTTCTAAATGTTGCATCAAGTGACTTTGATTCAATTTGAAAGCACGTTCCAGTATTGCCAACTTCTTCTTTTAACCTTTCTAAAATTGCGATAGCCTTTTTCGATAAAGGTACTCTTCGAGAAGAACCGTTTTTAGTTATCGGTAAATATGCAGTTCTATCCTCAAAATCAACATTATCCCAAGTTAGTCCGCAAATTTCACCGGCTCGCATTGCCGTTTCGATGGCAAATAGCATAGCTGCGCCAGTTCTTGCTCTAACAGTCTTTAATGTATCATGATAGCTGCTAACATATAGCAACCGTTCTATTTCTTCATCAGAATATCGCTGCGTTCTTGGTGGACTTCCTTTTGGTAAGACAAGCCCAGCGGTAGGGTTTCTTTCAATATAATCCCAGCGTTCAACAGCAACGGTAAAAATATGTTTGATAGTTGATAGCTCTCGTCTGATACTCTCACCACTAACTGATTTTGCCCTTTCAGCAATCCATAATTCAAAATCTTTTCTTGTGACATCACCTATATATTTACTGCAAATAGGGTGTTGCATAAACCTATTAAGCCTTAAAGTTTCGTGCCGCACGCCTCGTTTAGTTGGTGTGATTTCTTTTAAATAGCGCTCAACAACATCCGATAGTAGCGTTTCAGGTTGCAATCCTTTCTTTTGTAGGTCTAATTTTCGCTCTTCTTCTAAAGCCCATTGCGTTGCCTCGCCTTTAGTGTTGAAAGATTTAGATCTACGTCCTCCATTGTCATAAACTTGCGCACGCCATTTGTTGCCACGCTTATGTATAGTAGCCAT